AGGTTACCATACCTTCAAAATTACTTCCTGAATATGAAGTATCTATGTGATTGTAACCAAGTTCCTGATTTGATACACTGTCATATTCACCACTTGCTTTATACCTAAGAGCAAATGCCAGACCAACAGGTCCTGTCAATGGCTGTACACCAACAACATCATGCGCGATAAGTTCAGGGAATGTTCTCCTGACCATAGGAATAGCTAACTGCTGGAAGTAACCAGAATCACTATATCCGGAACCTCTAAGAGACCCCTGCGTAGCTACTGCTTCCTCCAAATAGCTGTTCTGATTTTCCAACATCAGTGCCGTGGATTTCTGCACCTTTGTTCGTTTAATTTTATTACCTTCTGACAAAATTGCTTCCCATTTTGTTACAAGGTCCGTTAATTTATTCTTCATTTTAAATTTTCCTCCTGTTAATTCCTATTATTTCGTATTAAATCTTGTTCTCATTAAGGATTTGTTTCCATCGCTTTATTGAATCTGCAAATGGATCAACTCCTTCGTCCTTCTTGTCATCTTTGTCATCGGCATCATCGGCATCTGCATTGCCTTTGCCTTTATCATCTGCTTTCTTTATTTTCATTGCAGTACCACATTTAGGACATTCGTATTCGCCTTCTTTATCCTTTGTTACTTCTTCGCCACACTCAGGACATACATATTCAAACTTTTCGTCTTTATCTTCTTCCTGTTCGCCAAGAATACTTTCAAGAACGATGTCATATTTTTTATCAATTTCTACCTTGTTTGTGATATCGCCTAATATACCAAGTACCTTAGTCTTATCGGATTCTTTAAGACCATCACATTTCTGTCTCAAATAAAGATTAGCCGCCATTGCTTTAGCGTCTTCCCCTAATGTAAGATTGCTGCTTGTAAGACTGTTCACGTTTTCTCTCAAACTTGTAATCTCGTCCTTAGCTTCACCAAGTAAGTCCTTTATTTCGTTATCAAGTACGTTTTCATCAAGTGCTAATTTAACCTTGAATTGCTCAATCAGTTCGTCATAAAGTTCGCCCTTTCTTGCATATTCCATTACTCTTTCAGGAATTAAAAGTTCTTCATCGATTACGGAATCAACAAAATTTGAGAATTTAGATGTAATATCTTTCTTATAATCTTCAAATTTTCCTTCGTATTCAACAGTGAGTTTATCTCCTTCCTCTTTAAGTATGGAATCCGCACGTTCACGGGATTTAACATCAACAATGTTTTCAATCTTTTCTTTGATTTCAACTTGCTGCGCTTCATCAAGTTTCTCAGTCCCTAAAATTTTCAAAATTTCCTCGAACATAGCTTTATCCTCCTATTGTATATTACTTATATTACTTATATTTATAACTTTTTCTCAATATCATCAAGAACTTGCCAAATCCGTTTGGTGTACTGCTTTTTGGCTTCCTCTAACTCCATTTGCTTATTAATATCTGGCACTTCAAATGTATGTCCTTCATAGATACCTTTGACCCATGATGGATGGTTACTGGGGTCTGTAACTAAGTCCCACGTAATCAGATTAAAATCTTCATTTACATTGTTGTCCTTCTCAGATACTGTACCAAGACCACGACTGGATATTCCCAATGCTCCATTTTCAATAAGAGTCCGTGCTATGTTACCCATTGGCGTTGGAAGTACTTTTGCCTTACCAACAACATTATTACCATCCCATCCAAGGCTTTCTACCAATATTGCTATTTTATCTGGATTGATATCCGGCGAAACCGGGTGACCGAGTTCACCCCATAAACTTCTATTATTAACCTTTTCGTTAACCTTTTTAATCTCACGTTCAAGTATACCCTTTGGATACTTTCTGCCATTGATATTCATTAGCTCCGCTGAACTAAAAATGCCTACAATAGATAAACTGTCGCTACTTTTATCTATTTTAATATTGTGTGATACTTCGGTAATTAGCTTACGTTTAGTATTCATATTCTGTACCTCGTTTTATTAATCATCATCCGGTACAATCGGATTGATATCATTCTTTAACTCAAGTTTATCCTTCAAAAATGCATCCCTTGTCTTGATAAATTCATCCTTAATTGTTTCCTTTGAGGTCACAAAATCATCTTCCTCAAATGCATTTATTGCCGTCTCGATTTTTTCACTATCCATTATCACTACCTCCACATTACATAGTTATTACTTGTATTTATAAAAAACAAAAGGGTAATAGAAACTTACCTATTACCCTTTATCCTGCTATATTTTTACTGATTGATATTTAACTAATAACCGTCTCCGTCACTTTCTGGAAACATTTCCTTATCTTTCTTAAATCCTTCGGCATTTTGCTTTATTTCATCATCAGTCAACTGCAGATACTTACTCATTAAGAATGTTTTGGAGAAGGTTTCATCCCCTGATAAGTTGTTATAATTGCTAAACTTTTGCTCCAAGAACGACTGCTCCATCTGGTCCTTATAATGTGATGGCGGATTCATGAATATTTTAATCTTATTACGGTTTAATTCATACTGTTTCTTAATCTTCTTAAATTCAAGATGTAATAGAAATAACTCCTCAAATTCATTACATATTCTGGACTGCTGTCTTTCAAGGAAGGTAGCCCATTTCATTTCATCACGTGCTATTTCACCGGCTTTACTGCCACCAAAAATATTATCCTGTTGCTGGTTTTCCTGTGCTGCATTTATTCTTGATAGAGGATATTTCAAGGCCCGGTAAAGCTTGCGAGCGAAATAATAGATATCATCCAGTTCCGTAAATCCCTTAGAATCACCACCAACTGTTTGTATGTCTGAACCTCTACCATCGCCCGATTGTGGAATATAATAATTTTCTAAAAGTGAATTCTTTATAAATACTAATGACTTACCGTTTTGACTCACAGCAAAATTATGATTTTTATCAACTTCAATACATCCAGCGTCATCTATTTCATTAAGATATTCTATTTTCACTACTCTCATAAATAAACACCCTTCCTACTCATTAGACCTGTAAAAACGTTTTTAATATGTTTATACAGACTGTTTTATTATTTATCCAATTACATTCATCTAAAACAAGTAAATCAATACCTTTATTTTTACATTGTTCTATTTTTTGATTATCCTTGTTTTTACTATAATCACTAGAATGCCAAAATGTACCATTAAATTCAACAGCTTTCATTATATCAGGAATCCATACATCAAGTTCGAGATTTCTACCTGTGTTATTATTTATTATTTGTGTTCTATCATTTTCTATAACATTATAATTAATTAATGATTTTACAATATTAGTTACATCCTTTTCCATACGTGACGATTGACAATGACTGTAACATACTGGACATCGCTTACCTTGTTGAAATGAATTATATGATACACTATAAATATGACCTTTTGTACATTGAACTTTAATTTTATGTTTACAGTCTGTGTATGTTTTACTTAATAGTTTATATCCTTCTTTTTCGATCTGCTCCTTTATATAATCATAATCAAATGATTTTTGTTTTTCATAACATATTAAACATCTATGCTTTAAATGCAACCAATTGCCAAATTTCACATTATAAATGTGACCTTTTGGACATTGAACTTTAATTTTTTTAGTTGTGTTTTCATACTTTTTACTTAATAGTTTATATCCTTCCTTTTCAATTTGATTTTTAACGTATTCATAAGTATGTTTTTTCTTTCCTGAGCATATTAAACATCTATTACCAGCTAAAAATATATCCCACCTAACATACCATATATGACCTTTTGGACATTGTAATTTTAATTTGGTTTTATTGTTTTTGTATTCATTACTTAATAGTTTATATCCTTCCTTTTCTAATTGTTCCTTTATATAATCATATGTATGCTGTTGTTTACCAGCGCATACTGGACATCTTTGACCTGCTAAAAAATTACCTGTAGCCGCTTCGTATACATGTCCTTTATTACATTGTATTTTAATCTTTGCCTTATTATTAATATATACCGGACTTAATAATTCATATCCTACTGTTTCTATTTGTGTTTTGACGTATTCATATGTATGTTTTTTAGACATTTTCTACCAAATCCATTTCAGTTGTCAAGTTTTGAGCTTCGACTTCTATAATCCCTGTTTTTGTGTCATCTTTCCATACACAAAATTTATGGTCATATGTTGTATCAATATAATTATCATTAGTTAACCAAATACGTATTAATTTTTCATTTTCACGAGTTATTTTAGCATTTATTATTTTACCTGGTTCAATTTTTAATGTATTTTGATTAATACTATATACCCAATTTTCCTTTCCTTCATTGTGTTCATTGATAATATTTTCTAATGTCAAATATCTACCATCTAATAAAGGAATTTCAGTATTTTTTCTAATACAGAGTATTTCAGGCTCTTGTGTTAACTTCCCTGATGATGGATTATAAGATTGCTTTTTGGTAAATCTGGTTTTAATTTTCTCAACAAATTTAAATGCTTTATCTTTTGGCATATTACCAGTATCGATTTTAAAAACAAGACGTTCTGGTGAGCGAACAATTCTATAAATAATAACAGATGTTTCTAATAATTTTAGCTGGTTATATGGTACCTTTGCTTTTTCCAGGTAACCAAGTATATGTTTTCTAGTCTGACCATATTGACCATAATCAATAAATCCTATCTGCTCTGGATTGAACACTATGACATCTTTATCTATTTCTGCCTGTGCTAATGAAGTTGCGGATGTTATATTATGTTCACCCTTCAAGTACTGAAAATATTTTATTACTTTACCGGTCATTCTGTCATATAAGTAATCCATTGTTTCTGCCGGTAGCTTTTTAATGTTAAATATACCCAAACTTGGACTCGATTCTTTAATTATTCTTTCATAAAACACTCTACCATCTACCATGTAACTTCGCATAAAGTCAGGAATTTTATTGTTTATATCAAGTTTTTTGTAGAATAAATCGTTAAATTCGGTGATTAATGTCTCAGTGATATTTTTGTTGGACGAAATTTCACCGTCTGTTATGACAAAATTTAATATGTTACCATCATCATTTTCCATGGTTGATTCATTTATAGCATCTTCAATAACATCAGCAATTTCAGGTGCTTCGGCCATTTCTCTATAGTTTTTTATGCGTGCTTGCTCATTTTTAAATGTCTTGTTTATATTGCTATCATAGAAGGTATTAAATGAACCAAGTCCAACTAAACCATAGGAACCAGCCAAATTTTCTACACCTTCGCCACTCATATCATCTACTTTTTTAGGCGACACTGCACCATCACCCTTATTAGCAAATGATTTTATTGATTCATCTAATGTGCTTCTGCCAGTTAATCTATCAAACCAATTCATTATTTACTCCCCTTTACCATAGCCATATCAATAGTATTTATAACAATTGATGGTAAAATATTCGTTGTGCATTCAAATTGTTTAGCTTTACCTATTTTATAAGCAGGGCACCAATTCCAATCGCCTCTGTCAAACTTATATTCAAGATTATTATAGCAACCATTACACACATCTTTATTTATGATTCTATAGCATGATTCCATTTCTGCCCATTCTTTACTAAATCCTGATATAAGAATAGTCGGTACATTTAATGCCCACGCTAACCATGTTGGTCCTGAGCTAACACCTATAAATATTTCAGCATTGAGAATGTGATTAATTGTTTGGTTTATGGTACAGTTAGTCCTATCAATAATGTACTTTAATTTTGTTGGCTCTTTACTTATTACCATGGTTTTGATGTTCTTTGTGCTTAAATCATCAATCACTGTCTGCCAACCTGATGGATAATTCCATTCTTTTGACTTCACTGTGGAAAATTCAGATATAGCAATATATTTTTCTTTTCTCTTCTTTTTGTTATTTATGGGGGTAACTATTCGTGGTCGTATCTCTTTATATTCAAGGCCTAAGCTGTCCGCTGATACCTGCTGCAAAGGTATTAATCTCCAATTATTCTTATTAAAGTTATAGTCATTATCTCTGCATCCTACTGTATAGGACGCATATAAACCAGGTATAGGACTATCAGGGTCAACAAATGATATATCAGTATAGTTATCTTTGAATAAGTTGTTCCAGAAGGTTGAAACATACAGCTTGCATTTATGCTTCTTACGGAATTCCTCGGCATATGGAAACCAGGCTATTGTGTCGCCCAGTGACTTGCTATCAAGTGATATTTTAACCTTTTTGCCCTCAAGATTTAATATATGCTCATCTATAAGTACCTCATCCCTATACACTTTTATCTTCCAATTCGTGTAATATTGTCTATTAGCTCTTGTCCAGTTATTAGCTTCTATGTTTCCTGTGTGTACCATAATATCCATATCAGTATCGATGAATTCAACACGATATTTTGAGTCATTTTTACCGAGAATCTCTACCTTAGTATAGTTATTGAATGTGTAAATTATTTCTTCAAGTTTAACGTCTTCAATGAACCCTATGCTATCACTATCATTCCAAGCGTGACCTTTTATTGAATCATCATAGAATTTAAATCGGGTGTCTGTGTACTTTTTATTAGGTATTAAGTCTATTGTTGTTATATCTTCATTGTTTATTATTTCTAAGTTACCAGTCTTATCGAACACCTTATAATATATGTCACTAGGGTTTAAGTCATCGGTTTCTAATATTTCACCATTATATTTTACTTCAAAATACTCAGTTGAATCCGACCTCATATTAATTACAAATAGTACCACTTTGCCATCATCAGTATCAGATAAACATATTTTTATACCGGGTTCATATTCTCCTTGGTCAACAATATTACGAATCTGCATATCAGGTAATATTTCTATTTCATCAATATTACCGTAGGCTTGTATATAATTATAGAACCAGTATTCAAGAATATAGTCATCATTTACGTTACATTTGCTTGATATATCCATAGATGTTTCGGTATAATCGTTCCATGTATTG